GCTGTTGGGGACAACCATCAGGCCATCTATGCCTTCCGAGGCGCTGATATGCACAGCATGGCTAATCTTCGCCTCCTCCGCCCCGAATGGTCCGAGCAGACCCTCTCCGTCACCTACCGCTGCCCCCGCGTGGTCGTGGAACGTCAGCGAGAGTTCGTCCCCCTCTTCCAAGCCGGGCCGGACAATCTCGAGGGTCTCATCGAAAGCCTCAGCGAGTGGACTCCCAAGCCTAACTCCGCAGTCCTTTGCCGAAACAACGCGCCCTTGATTTCCTTGGCCTTCCGCCTGCTTCGCAAGCGCATCCCGGTGAACCTCCTCGGCCGAGATATCGGCAAGGAAATGAAGCGTCTGTGGAATAAACTCTCCAACCACGGCAAGCGCTCGGTGGACTCCACCATCGCAGAGGCTCAGCGTCTCCGCGAGATCGAACCCAAGAAGGCTGACAAGTACAACTCCTTGATTGTCGTCCTTCAAAACACCCGCAACATCGAGGAGATGGAAGCCTTCCTCAAAGAGTCCCGCAATGCCATCACCCTCGCAACCGGACACAAGGCCAAAGGCCTCGAGTGGGACACGGTCTATCACCTCGAGCCGGGGCTCATCCCATCCCAGCACGCCGAAACGGAGGAAGAACTCCAACAGGAGTACAACCTCCGCTATGTTATCGAGACGCGTACCCGAAATGAACTCTTCTTCGTGAGACTAGGAGGACTGCAATGATCTGCGTCATCATCGAGAGCCCCTACGCGGGCGAAGTCGCCGAGAATGCGCACTATCTCTGGGACTGTCTCCGTGACAGCTTCAAACGCGGTGAGGCTCCCTTTGCCTCCCACGGCATCTACCCTAGCGTCCTCAACGACCACGATCCAGAAGAACGAAAGATGGGCCTCCTGGCCGGTTACGCGTGGTGGCCTGCCGCCGAGCGCATCATCTTCTACACCGACCGCGGGTGGAGTGAAGGCATGAAGGCCGCGCTCGCCCGCGCGGTTGCCATCGGCAAGCCCTTCGAAACGAGGAGCATTCGATGACCCATCCCAATGAACAGCTTGCACGCGAGGTCACGCGTGCAGTGCTGAGGGTCATCGAGGCGGGAGGAGACAATCTCCTCATTCTCAACGCTGTTCGCGTGGTCCTCGAAGTCGAGCCCAAGGACACACCCAAACAATTGAAGAAACTTCGGAGCATTCTCAATGCCAAGCTCCGTTGACCTCACCTCCCACCAGCAGATGCTAGACATCTGGCAGCGGGCTCTTGAGTCTCCCAACGGGGTCCGACTGAAGCTCCTGGACGAGGTACAAGCTCGCGACATCCGCGCCCGGCTCTACCACGCGCGTGCTGCCCAGCGCCGGGCGCATCTCAAGGTCTACCCTGAAGGCGATCCCATGCGAGGGAAATCCTTCTATGAGCACCTCACCGCGAAGCGCCAGGGCGCAGAGCTGCTCATCGTCCCCGGAACCCTGGACTTTGAACTGGAGGAACTATGACTGAGTTCACCAACCAAGAACGCGCCTTGCTTTACGAGAAGCTTAAGAGCGATCTTTCTGACTATCATGAGGGCAGTTTATCATGGAACCTTCTGGAGAAAACTCTCTCCGCACTAGCCCTCCCTGGTCCAGTGACTATATCCGCGCCCAGTGCCCCTGGCTCCGAGTCGGCTTCGACGGAGAGCGCTATATCATCCGTGGTCGAGGAGGGCAGATTGTGGGAAGCTGCGCAGACGGTAATGAAATACTGCGACTCATTCAACTGGAGTCAGAGCGAGGGTTTGGCGCGGTGGACCTGCACCTTCGAGGTGAAGCCGCCCATGGCTGCCACGGCATCGGGACCCTCCCCACGGAGCGCCAAACCCGCAGCAAGCAAAGCCGCGTTCCAGGACACAGCATTCCAATGACCTTGGAGGACCTTGGCCTCTGACACATCGGTGCCCTATGCACCGATGGGCTGGAGCCTAATCACGAAAACGTGAACGATCTTTCCCCCATATCGGTTGACACATCATCCCCGTTATGCGAGTGTGCTTAAGTTAACCCCGTACCGCCAAACCGGCAGGAGACAGTCATGCAGTTCGACGCTTCTACTCCCCGTCAAGAGACTACGATCAAAGGCAAGGTGTATCTTTGCCCCATGCCCTACGTCGCCGGCCACGTCTGCAACGAGAACGAGGCCAAGGTCCTGAACCAGACCCTCGCGGAAAATCTCCGCAACAACCTCGTCGGCAAGTGGACGACCAAGGAGGGCGAGACCGAGACCTTCACACACGGCAGCCAGGAGGACTACGACGCCTACGCGGCGGAGTACGAGTTCAACGTGCGCGGCGGCGGCGGCGGGAGTTCAGAAGCCCGTTTGACTCCCGTGGAACGCGAGGCACGCCGCATCGCCCGCGACAAGCTCGACGCGGCCCTCAAGGCCAAGGGCATCACCTTCAACAAGAAGGTCGAGGCGGAGAAGGAAAAGTACGAGAACCTTCTCTCGAACCTCGCCAAGCGCGAGGACATCGTGAAGGAGGCCGAGAAGCGGATGCGCTCTCTCGACAAGATCGCTCTCGAGGAGATCAACCTCGAGCAGCTGGCGGCCTAGGTTGTTGGCTCCGGCCTAGGAAGCCGGGGGAGGGCGGTGCCCTCCCCCTCACCCCTCCGTGGACAGCAGTTGGCTTAGCCCCTTGAGGGAGACCCCCACTTTCAGGGAGCGGGGGAGACAAGGCCCGTCCCTTGGGCCAGCTGCTGTCCACCGAGGAGTGAACCATGACCATCCTCCAGTCCACCGACCCGCTCTGGACCGCCTGCGAGGCGCTCCTTCTCTCCATCCACCGCGACCATGCCTCAGGCATGCTCTCCCAGCGGACGATGATCCTTTGCGACGAGCTTCGGCGGCAGCTTGCCAGGGACCAAGAGCGCGAGGCTCGAGAAGAGCAGGAGGAGGCCCTAGCATGACGGATGCTGAAATTCTCCACGCAGCCATTGATCGGTATGTAATGGGCAACTCGGGCTGGCGACATCTTGAACGGATGGATCTGCACAAGATCGCTGACAAGCTCGCGCGGTTAGAAGCCGAGAACGAGCGGCAGCGCAAAGAGATCGCCACGCTGCGTGAGATTGCGTCTGCTGAGGACACGATCTTCGACAAGCTCGTACCATGAGCCCCTGGACCCAACTCCTCTACCGAGCCCTCGCTTCCCCCTACGGGATAATCGTGGTTCACGAAAAGCCCGAGGTCGCCCTGACCCGCTTCCGTGTCGAGGCGCGCGGTGACCCAGCCCTTTCCCGCGTGAGCATCACGCGCCTCGCGGACGAGCCGGAACATATCTACCTCGTCTCCAACACCCCGAAGGACCCTCCCGATGCCCAAGGCTGAAGTCGAGGAACTCGAGCGAGTTCATCTCTACCTCTACAAGTCCGATGTGGAGTGGATCAAGTCCGTCTACGGCCAGCGGATGCCCTTCACTCGCGCCGCGCGCTCCATCATCCGAGCCGTCCGTAAGAAGGTCGAGGCGCGGGTGGAACAGGAGTCCACCGAGGGTGCTTCGCACCTGACCCTGGCCGACCTCCGGGAGGAGGAGGTCGAATGAAAATCATCGGGTTCATCGCAGCCCTTTGCATCTTCGCCTTCTTCTGCGCTCTCGTCTGCATTGTGATCCACTAGGAGCCCCCAATGACGACCCCTCTTTCCGAAGCCTCTCCCACTTCCCTCCAGGACCTCTTCGACAAGGACCCTCTCTCCCTTACAGACTCCGACATCGAGCAGATCGTATCCTCCCTCCGCGCAGCCCGCGTCAAATGGGAGTCCGCTCCAAAAGGCCGCGCGCCCAAAGCCGAGCCCAAGCCCCTTCCCACCGACCTCGCGGACCTCGGACTGTAGGAGAGCACGATGTCATACGTAGTTCTACTCTATGTTGCCATGCTGGCTAACCAGCCAGTGTCCGTGCCGGGCGGTGTCTGGAGAGGCAAAGCGGGCCTTCAGGAATGCCAGACAGAGGCCCGTATCCGCAACACCCGCGAGCGCGGCTGGCACTGCATCGAGATAGCAGAGTAATGGCTACCGAGTACGAAAAGGGCATCCTCGCCCAATACTCAACCTCCGGCCTTCGCAAGGTCACCCTCGACCGCCGCGCGAAGAAAGACCATCTCGCCTCTCTAGGCATTCGCGGCCCTGCTGCGGAAGTCTATCTCGAAGAAATCTTCGGAGCCCAAAAATGGAACCCTCTCCCCGCCTCTCCTTCAACGGACCAATCCAAACAGCCTGGGACAGCACCTCCCTCAACACCTTCAAGGAATGCCCTCGAAAGTACTACTACTCCATCAACCAAGGGTGGGCAACCCGAGATCAATCCGTCCACCTCACCTTCGGCATCTACCTCCACTCCGCCCATGAACTCTATTATCGCCATCGAGCGCATTGGTCTCCTAACGAGCACATTAAGGAAGTGGCTGAACAGGGACACGAAGTAGCGCTCCGGTACGTTGTCAAGGAAATGCTGATCCAGACCAAGGACTGGCACTCCGACGACTCCTACAAGAACCGCCAGACCCTCATCCGGACCATTGTCTGGGGCTTGGACCAGTTCAAGGACGATCCCGCGCGCACCATCATCCTCGCCAACGGCAAGCCCGCGGTGGAACTCTCCTTCAGGTTCGAAATTCCCGAGGCCCCTGAGTTCCTCTACTGCGGCCACATGGACCGCCTCGCGGAGTTCATGGGTAAAGTCTACGTATTCGACTACAAGTCCACCAAGCGCGCCCTCTACACCGAGTTCTTTGACCAGTTCAACCCGCACAATCAGATGACAGGATATACCCTCGGCGGCAAGATCACATTCCACCAGCCGGTGGAAGGGGTCATCATCCATGCCGCGCAGGTGGGGGTTGGGTTCTCCCGCTTCGCCCGGGGCTTCAGTCCGCGAAGCCCCGACCAGCTCGAAGAGTGGCTCCATGCCACAGCTTACTTCGTCAAGCTCGCCGCGCGGTACGCCGAGGAGGACTTCTGGCCGATGAACGAGGGCGCTTGCAACAACTATTTCGGCTGCCCCTTCCGCCCGATCTGTTCGAAGCCCGTTCGGCAGAGGGAGACTTGGCTCCGGGCTGATTACGTTCATCGCCTGTGGGACCCCCTCCAGATCCGAGGTGACATATGAGATACCTCGGTATTCGTGCTGTCTCTCTAAGCCATGCCATCGGTTTGGAGTGCCATCACTGTCAAGTCTCTTGGACAGGCTGCGCTGCTGAGTGCTGCTGTCCAGAGTGTGGCGCGCCGAAAGACTACCACGAAACTGGTCAATGCCTCTGTGAGAAATGCACATGCCCAAACTCTCCGACCCCTCCTCTGCCCCACCAATCCGAGCCCTCATCATGGGCGACAGTGGCACCGGCAAAACCGGAGCCCTTGCCTCCCTCGCCCTCGCCGGTTACAACCTCTACATAGCGGACTTTGACAATGGCCTCGAAATTCTCCGGAACGTCATCAAGGCGAAAGACTCTAAAGCACTTGAGCGAGTTGACTTCGAGGTCTGCCGAGACGAGTTCAAAGTCGAAGGAAACTTCGCCGTCCCCGTCGCAGCCAAAGCCTGGGCCAAAGGGATCAAGTACCTCGAAGCCCAGCTTAAAAACAACCTTGGCCCGCGAGATATTATCGCAGTGGACAGCCTTTCGTTCGCAGCGCGCTCGGCCCTCGTCTACCAGCTCCACCTGAACGGGCGCCTGAAAAGCGCCCCTTGGCAATCCGATTGGGGCGAGGCCCAGCGCCTTGTCGAGCAGCTCGTCCAGATGCTCTCCGCCGACGTGGACTGCCACATCATCTGCACCACCCACATCGCCACGACCGGAGGCAAGCGGATCGAAACCCTCGGCAAGGGGGCTGCCGCCGAGCGGGTGCTGATAGATGAAGGTCCCCTCAAAAAGCTCCCTTCCATGATCGGCAAGGCCATTAACCCGGTCATCCCCCGCTACTTCAACCACATGCTCCTAGCTCATCGCGTCGGGACTGGGCCTTCGGCCAAGCGTGTGTTCCACACGACGACCTTCGATGACATCGAGCTTAAGAACACCAACCCTGGTATCATCAAACCCGAGTACCAGCTAGCGACAGGGTTGGCTGAATACTTCCGCGATGCTGGTCACTCACTCTAGGAAAACGGATATGAATGCTCCCAACCTCTCTGACCTTCTCAACAAAACCCAGGCAGATGCCCCTCGCCCTGTCGCCCTTCCGGACGGTACCTACTATGGTGTCATCAAGGCCCAGGAGTTCATGACCTCCACGCAGAAAAAGACCCCTGGCTGCCAGTACACCGTTCAGCTCACCCACGCCCACGAGGACGTGGACCTCTCCGAGGAGCTGAACAACCCGGACTTCAAGCCGATCAACGAGCGCATCATCAAGAGCACCGGCACGACGCTCTGGCTGTCGGAGAACGCCCTCTTCCAGTTCTTCGATTTCATGCAGTCGCTCGGGATTGAAACCGAGGGGCGCACGATCAAAGAACTCGCCCCGCAGCCGGTCGGCCAGGCGGTGATGCTCGACATCACTCGCTTGCCCAACAGGGCCGGCGATGGCTTCTACAACGACATCCGCAGGATGACTGCGGCGCAGTGATCCGGGACTAGCAGCCCGGTAGGTGCTCCTCCAAGTTTCTGCTAGCGGAGCACCGAGGGAGGGGACCTTACATCCCCTCCCTATTCCCCTCTAACCGAAAGCCAAGTCCATGTTCCAACCCTACCGCCGCAAAAGAGACTGAGAAGGAGGCCCGCACCGTGCTCACCAAGAAAGTCCGCTCCATCCCGCTCGACTCCATCACCATCGCTCGCGACGAGCGCCAGCGGCGGGAGATTGATGTCTCCGACATCATCGAGTCGATCCGCAAGCGCGGCGTTCTCACTCCCATCTGCGTCCGCGAGGACGGGCGCCTGATCTTCGGCGAGCGCAGACTCACCGCCGCGAAACAGCTGGGCCACAAAGATATCCTCGCCCGCATCGCGCCCAATGACCTTTCTGAACTTAACCTCCAGCTCCTCGAGCTGGATGAGAACGTCATGCGGAAGGACCTGCCGTGGCAGGAAAAAGCCGCGGCGCTGAGGAAGATGCGGGAGATATTCCTCCTCGAACACCCCGGTTCTTCCCAGGAACTCTTCGCCGATAGCGTAGCCTACTCCCGCCCCTTCGTTTCTCGTATGCTCGAAGCGGCCGAAGAGATCGCCAAGGGCAACGAGCGCGTAGCCCAGGCCCCCGCTCTGAACAAGGCCGTCAACGTCATCCAGCGGGCCAAGGCCCGGGAGGAGAACAATGCCCTCTCCGATATCATCGACTCCGTTGGAGTCGGCACGGCGCCGCCGGAGCTGGAGCATCCCGAAGAACCCATTCTTCTGGAAAGTTTCCACTCTTGGGCTCCTCTTTACTGTGGTCCCAAGTTCAATCTCATCCACTGCGATTTCCCTTATGGTATTAACCTGGACGATAGCGACCAGCTCCAGGTCCTCGGCACCGCGCATCAAACCTACGACGACTCCGAGCGCGTCTTCTGGGACCTCCTAGAAACCTTTGCCCAGCACCGGGACAAATTCATCTCCCATTCTGCCCATCTCATCTTCTGGCACAGCATGAAGGAGGACCTCTATCTCCCCATGCGGAAGTTCTTCTCCGAGCGCCTCCCCGAGTTCACCTTCGACGATTACCCCCTCGTCTGGCTCAAGTCAGACAACCGAGGAATAGCTCCCGATGTCGAACGTCGTCCAAGACGGATTTACGAAACCGCCCTCTTTGGCTGGCGCGGTGAGCGCAAGCTTGTCAAACTCGGTTCTAACGCTTATGCCGCACCAAAGGAGAACGGCGCTCATCCATCCGCCAAGCCTGAACCTGTCCTTCGGCATTTTTTCAGTATGGTTTGTGACAAGCACACTCGTGCCTTTGATCCCACTTGCGGAAGCGGAAGTTCCCTCCGAGCTGCGGAAAGTCTGGGCGCTGGAAGCGTTCTTGGGCTCGAGCTGGACCCCACGTTCCACAAGGACGCGGTAGCGCGGCTGCGCCAGGCACGGTCCCTGGCCAAACTCTCGGAGAGCATTGCATGAAACATACTCCTGTTCTCCCTATTCTCGCTGCCGCTGAACAAGTTTGGCTTGGTAAACCCCTCTCCGACACCCGGATGCTCCCCTATGCCCACGCCATCAAGCATATCGCTACCGCCTGGCTTGAGCATGAAGCCTTGCACAACCTCAAAGGGTCCGAGCCCCGCGAAGATACTCCTCCTGGGGGAGGCCCCGGGGGCGGAGGAGGAAAAGCTTGGTGTACCGTTTGTGGGGGCCTCTGGGAGGGAGCTAGACCGGATGCTCCAGGAGGCCGGTCTGGAGCCCAACCAGATCTACATGACAAACGTCTTTCAGACGCGGCCGACCAACAACTTGCTAGCCTCACTGATGATCAGCGCAAGCGATTGGAAAAGTATCTCCAAGAATGCCGATGTGAGTACCTCAGGTTCTACTGTCTCTCCCCTGAAGATTGACAACCGCCTCCACTACCTCCACCCGAACTTCTACCCTGAGATAGAACGCCTCCACGAGGAGATCAACCAATGCAATCCCAACCTAATCGTAGCCTGCGGCAATACCGCCTTATGGTCATTGACGGGGAGACAGAATATCTCCTCACTGCGGGGGACTACATTGATGTCCTCCGTGATCTCTCCGTCGAGGAAGCTCTTGCCTACATACCACCCAGCGGCAGTGCTCCGAGAATGGTCCCTCAGGACGATCGTGGTCGCCGACCTGATGAAGGCCCGGGTCCAGTCAGAGTTTCCGGATATACGGCGACCCTCCCGGAAGGTGACTATCAATCCTACCTTGGAGGACCTGACGCAATTCCTCTCCACCCTCGACCACGCCCCTGCCCTGGCGACCGACGTGGAGACGAGAAATGGTCAGATTACCTGTATCGGTTTTGCGGCTTCTTCGAGCGCCGCTCTCGTAGTGCCTTTCGTGCGCGGCTTCAAAGACTCCTACTGGACCGAGACGGAGGAAGTCCAGGCGCTCCGCCTCGTCCGAGCAATCCTCCTCCATCCCGTTCCTAAGATCTTCCAGAACGGACTCTACGACCTCCAGTACATCTGGAGAACCTTTCGTGTCGCTCCAAAGAACTGCATCCACGACACGATGATCAAGCACCACGCGATGTACCCTGAGATGCAGAAGGGTCTGGGCTTTCTCGGTTCCCTCTACACTGAGGAGCCCGCGTGGAAACTCATGCGAACCAAGGACACACAGGAGAAGAGAGATGACGAGTGAACTCCGCCTTTGGGACCCGGCCCCGTCGCAGGGCCTTGCCGGCCTCGGTCGGCTCCATGTTGCCGACGTGCGGGATCACAAGTTCCGCCTTCGCCAGCTCGGCATGGTGACAGCCTACAAGATGTGGAACAACCCTGGTATCTACGACCAGGGCGGAACTTCCCAGTGCGTCTCCTACGCCACCAAGAAGTACCTCACCGCCGGCCCCGTCACCAACCCTCTTTCCAAACACCCCTGGGATTTCCAACAGTTCTACGACCTCTGCCAGGACAACGACGAATGGCCAGGAGACAGCTACGAAGGCACCTCCATTCGGGCGGCCTTCAAGGTCGCCAAGGCCGCCGGCCTTATCTCCGAATACAACTGGGGCTTCGATGAGCCCACAGTCCGTTCCTACGTCGGCTTCATCTCTCCGATGGTCGCGGGCACGTATTGGTACCTCGACATGTTCACTCCAGATCGTTGGGGTTACATCCATCCCACAGGCCCCCTCGCCGGTGGCCACGCCTATCTCCTCGTTGGCCTCGACCCTGGACGCAAGCACCCTCTTACCGGCCACATGGGAGCCTACCGTCTCGCCAACGCCTATGGACCGGGCTGGGGACAACAGGGCCGGGCCTGGATATCCTTCGAGCACATGGCCCAGCTGATCGAGAATTGGGGCGAGTGCGCCCTTGCGCAGGAGATCAAGAAATGAGAGACCTTGCCCTCAACGAATATCAGAACTACGCTCTCGAGTACGCCATCTATCCTCGCCACCACAGCATCGTCTACCCTGCGCTCGGTCTCGCAGGCGAAGCTGGAGAGGTCCTGGAACACATCAAGAAGATGATCCGGGACGATGGCGAAACTCTCACTGGCTCCCGTCGCCAAGCTCTACGAAAGGAACTCGGCGACGTGCTCTGGTATCTTGCCGCCCTCGCCCGCGATTGCAACCTCACCCTGGACGAGATCGCGAGCGAGAATATCGAGAAGCTCCGGTCCCGCGCATTGCGCGGGACCCTCCAAGGGTCCGGGAGCGATAGATGATCCGTTGGGGCTACAACCGCATGGTCATCCTCACCAGGACGAGGGCCTATAAGTTCCCCAACCCTTCGTCCTGGAAGTCCTTCCTCTTCGGCCTCCTCAACAACATGAACGAGGTGCGCCGAAGTGGAAGGCCAGGGCTCTGCCCAGTGCTCTGGTCCATCCCCGGCGGCTGGCTCGTGGTGATGCCGCGAGCATGGCCAATATCTCCCTTCGATTGGGCTTGCATGAAACACACTGCTTTGATTGCAGAAATTCGCACACACACCCACATCGAACTCAAGCCCTGCTCATGGGGCTTCTACAAAGGTAGCCTAGTCGCGGTAGACTACGGATGGCAGCCGTGATCTTCGACACCTCCACCCTCACCCCGGCAGGGACCGGGGACCCCTTCCAGGACTATCAGCTCTACAACGGGCTGGATTGCTGCCTGACTTTCGAAATCCACGAGAGGCTTTCGGAACTCTTCGGTTCCGGAGGCAATATGTTGAACGCGGAGATATATAATTTCGAGCGCGCCATGCAAGCCCCCGCCCTCGAGATGATGCTTCGAGGGCTCCGCGTCGATCGCCTGGCCGTGGACGCGGCGGTGCGCTTTCTTCGAAAGCAGCAAGACCGTCTCCACTATATCCTCTTCCACTACGGCCACGCGGTCTGGGACCGGCCCATCGGCCCTCGGACCTCCTCCGGCCCAGCGGATCTAAAAAAGCTCTTCTACGAGCACATGAACCTCCCCGTCCAGTACGCGGTGGTCAAGGGCGTTCGCAAGCCTGCGACCAACCGGGATGCGCTGGAAAAACTACAGGATTACTTCTATGCCCAGCCGATCTGCAAAGCCATCCTTGCCTTCCGCGATCTCGCGAAACAGATCGAGTTTCTCACCTCGAAGGTCGATCCCGACGGACGTATCCGAACCAGTTATAATGTTGCTGGAACCGAGACCGGACGCTGGTCGTCTTCAAGCAATGCTTTTGGCACTGGAACAAATCTCCAGAACTTCCCCGACAGGCTTCGTTCTATCTTCATCGCTGATGAGGGACGAAAGCTTGCGTATTGTGATCTTGAACAGGCTGAGAGTTGGATTGTCGGAATACGATCTTGGCTTGTGTCGTCCGACCGTTCCTACCTTGATGCCATCCAGTCTGGAGACCTACATACAAGCGTTGCTCGAATGGTCTGGCCGGAGCTGGCCTGGACCGGAGACCTCCGAGCAGATCGTGCAATTGCTGAAGGCCCTTTCTATCGCGACTACTCGTACCGTGATATGGCAAAGCGAGGAGGGCATGGCACCAACTATTATGGTACAGCCCCCACGATGGCTAAGCACCTCAAAGTCCAGCCCTCTCTTATGAAGGAGTTCCAACATGCGTACTTTACTGCCTTTCCCGGCATTGGGGGCACTCTTGGGAGCGGTAATACTTGGCATCGCTGGGTTGCAGAACGCCTGCAGCTCGACGGTCACCTTACTACTCTCCTTGGTCGCACTCGTCACTTTTTCGGCAGGCTTAATGATGACACTACACTTCGAGAGGCAATCGCGTTTGAGCCCCAAAGCGTCGTCGGTGATCTGCTCAATCTCGCTGCTTGGCGCGTATGGAAGCATGGCGATCGCCGTGGCGTGCGGCTGTTGGCTCAGCTTCATGACGCCATCCTGATCGACTATCCCGAGAATGCCCCTGAGGACGAGGTCAAAGAGTTCGTGACCTCTCTTATGAGGACAGAGATCAATGCCGGAGGCGAAACCTTCATCATCCCCAATGACTTCTCCAGCGGATGGAATTGGGGAAAGTACTCCCCTCGCAACACCGCAGGAGTCAGGAAATACAAAGGTCGCGAGGATCGCACCCGCCCGCCGACTACCGGACTGGATCGAGTCGTTCCTAGCTTTAACTGATGCCCTCCCTTCCCCCAAACCTTTTCGGCTTTGGACCGCTATCTCCATCGTGGCAGGAGCACTCCAACGAAGAGTCTGGACACACTCCCTCCACTCCTACATCTACCCAAACCTCTATATCCTCCTCGTCGCTCCACCGGGCATTGGCAAGACTCAAATCATCAACCGCGCTGCTGAGCTTTGGCGAGCTACAGAGAACCTGCACGTCGCCCCTAACTCCATCACTCGCGCGGCTCTCGTGGACGTACTCGCGCGCTCGGTGGTCAAGAACGTCCACCCAGGAGGAGACTTCCAGCTTTTCCATGGACTCAATATTGCCGCTTCCGAGTTCGGAGTGCTGGTCCCGGCGTATGAGTCAGAATACCTTTCTGTGCTCAACGATATTTTCGATTGCCCCGAGATGTTTCAAGAGGAGCGGCGAGGTAGGAAGGAGCAGCACGACATCAAGTATCCAATCCTTAATATCCTAGCAGGAGCACAGCCTGGTTTTCTCTCCGAACTCCTCCCCGAACACGCTTGGAGCATGGGGTTCACTTCTCGGCTCTTGATGGTCTACTCCGGAGCCCAGGTGAAGATTGAACTGTTCAGAGAACAGGCCCCCGGTGAGGCCGAGAGCTACAAGCGCGGGTTTGAAAAACTCAAGGCCGACCTCCTTTCCATCACGGCTTTGTATGGCTCTGTCACCTGGAGTCCAGAGGCCGAGGCCCCATTCAAAGCCTGGTATGCCGAGGGCCTCCCACCGATCCCTACGCACTCCCGAATGCAACACTACAACCAACGGCGCCTCCTCTACATCTTCAAGCTCGCAATGATCTCCTCCGCCTCTCGGAGTTCAGATCTTACTATCCGCCTGGAGGACTTCCAGCGCGCCCAGGAATGGCTGATCACCCTCGAAGAGCGTATTCCGGATATCTTCCGAGAGATGTCTGGAAAGAGCGACAAGGTCGTCTTGGACGACCTACACGACTTCACTTGGCGGATGTTTGCAAGGACGAAAGCAGGCATTCACGAAGCCCATCTTCACAAGTTCCTCTCCCAGCGCGTCCCAGCTGAGAAGATCATCACAATCATGAAGCTCGCGGAGAGCACCGGGCTCATCGTCCGGGATAGAGAAAAGCCCTCAGGCTTCTGGAAGCCGGGGGCAAAGGATAACATACCTGGAGTGGAATGATGACTCTTGAAGACCTTCTACAGGCACTGACACACGAGCACAATCGCTATCGTCCAGATATCGTGTACGTTATCCTGCGAGAACTGCTTGTTCTTCTTATCGAGCAAGAAAAGAAGAAGGGGGCCGAAGCCCCCTCCCCTTAACGGCGGCCCTTCGCGCCGCCCCGGCTTGCGCTCTTCTGGGCCTTCGACCCTTTCGCGCCCGCCGCGGCAGGCCGGCCCGGCGCACGCTGGCTAGCCAGAGTCCCGCTGCGCTCGGCGTCCTTGCTCCCGATCGCCGGCGAGGCCTGAGCACCGATCTCCGGCGCCGTGCCAGTCACCGTGTTCTCGGGCTGCGGCCCAGGGGTCTTGAGCCCCGGCTCCGCATCCGGTCCGCCCTGCTGAGTCGCCCGGCCGAGTTCCGCCACCGGCCGCTCCACGACGGCCTTGAGGCCCTCGTCCACGACCTGCATAGTCTCGCCGCCCGACTTGGGCATCTTCGGCGCGATCCCAGCGGTCATCGGACCATTCGGTCGATTGCTGGGGTCCCACACGTCGTCGGTCGGAGTCGGCTGCGTGACCTCCTCCGTGGTGGCCTCACGGATGGAGAGGTCCTCTCCCTCCACGATCTCCGACTGGCCGCCGGCGAGGATCTTCGGGCCGTCCGAGCCCTCGACGCCCTCGACCGCGATCGGCCCTGCTTCACTCCTTACACTTACCCTCATGACCGTTCTCCTTCCTTCGCGGGCTGCGAAGCTTCTCGGGCAGCCTCGGCGACTTTGCCGACGGTGCCAAGCACTCCCAGGAGCGGCGACAACCGCGCCAGTCCCTGCATGATATCCAGCACGCTATCCGCCACGTCGTTGATCTCGTGGCGGACCTTGTTCAGCGGCAGCGCGTCCATAGGAATGTCCTCTGGCCGCACAGTCGTCCAACCCTGGGCGCGTTCCTCAGGGCTAAGCGGAGGCGGCTGCTGCGTTGAGTCCACCCCGGCCTGGACGTTCGTGGCAGCTACCGCAGCCGTTGCCGCTATCTTGGCCTCAGTGCGCTCATCCGCTTTGGCCTGAGTAGTAGTTAGTGGCTGTGCTGTGGAGGTCACGCGGCCAATGACCACAGCAGCTGAGCCAATAGCCGTTACTGCTAAAGGCACCAGCACATCCAACTGGTT